AAAGTATTGTTTGGAATCCTGAAAATGATGACACTTATATTAATCAGGGTTATAGAAAAAATGCAACTGTATATAGTATAATTAACTTAATTACTAAGGCGGCATCTACTGTTCCAATTTGTGTTTACGAAAAAGTAAACGACAATGATTTAAAAAGGTATAAAGCAATAACTAGTGGTACGTTTGACGCGAGTATTTTACATAAAGCAAATATGTTAAGAAAAAATGCTTTAGTTGAATTACAAGATACTGAATTACATAAATTGTTAGAAAGACCAAACCCAGCACAAAGTTATGCAAGCTGGATTAGTGAAATTGTTGCTTTTGGTAAACTAACTGGTAATAGATATATTTATGGAATTGGTCCTGATACTGGTGACAATGTAGGCAAGTTTAAAGAACTATATGTAATGCCAAGTCAAATCATGGAAGTTGTTAGTGGTGGTATTATGGAACCAGTTAAAGGTTATAGAATTGAGTATAATGGTAGTTATGAAATCGAGGCAGATTTAATGTGCCATATAAAAGATTTTAACCCTTATTATGATGGTACTGGTTCACACTTGTACGGACAATCACCTTTAAAAGCTGGTTTACGTAGTATGACAACAAACAACGAAGCAGTTGAAACTGGTGTTAAGTATTTACAAAACCAAACTGCTAGGGGTGTTTTAATGAGTGATGAGGGAGATTTAAACGAAGTACAAGCACAACAATTAAAAGATAAATTTAGAACTACCTACCAAGGCAGTAACAATGCTGGTGATATAGTTATAACACCTAAGAAATTAAGTTGGGTTAACTTTGGGTTAGCAGCAAGTGATATTAGTTTAATTGAACAATATAATGCAAGTATAAAAGACCTTTGTAATATTTATTCTGTACCCTCACAACTACTTAATAACGATAAATCAAGCACATATAACAACATGAAAGAAGCTAAAAAGGCACTTTATCAAAATGCTGTTATACCTGAATTATTAAAAATTAGAGATGAGTTAAATAGATGGTTAGCACCTAAGTTTGGTGAAAAAATATATATTGACTTTGACTTTAGTGTTATACCAGAACTACAAGAAGAAATGGATAAAGTGGTTGACCAAGTTAGCAAAGCATGGTGGTTAACTCCAAATGAAAAAAGAGCAGCAATGAGTTATGCTGAAGAAGAAAACGAGGCACTAAATGATTTTTATGTACCAGCTAATTTAATACCAGTAAATAAAGATGATATTGAATTACCAAACCCACAACCAGCGTTGCCTGATGATGTTGATAAAATGGAGGTAGTAGAAGAAATAATTATAAAAGATAAATCATATACTGATTACCCTCAAAGTGCTAGTAACAATGCTAAAAGAATGTTGGAATGGAGAGAAAAATATGGTGATGAGGTAAAAGGTGGAACTGCTGTTGGTTGGCAAAGAGCAAATCAATTAGCTAAAAGAGAATCTTTATCAAGAGATGTTGTTAGCAGAATGGCACAGTTTAACAGACATAGACAAAACAGCACAGTTGACCCTAAACTTAAAGATACACCATGGAAAGACAGAGGTTATGTGGCTTGGAATTTATGGGGTGGTACAAGTGGAGTTAATTGGGCAATCAAAAAAATGGAACAAATCAATAATGAGTAATGATTTATTTCAAAGGGATTATTCCAAACGTTTAGAAACTGTAGAAAACAAAACTGCACCGAATATTGCTGGTTACTATTTAAAAGAATATAACAAGGGTATTGACAACTTTATAAATACTGGAGAAACAAACTATCAATATTTATTTAACTTTGGTACTGTCAAAGAAATTTATCAAAATCTTTACACAAATGTTGGTTTGTATTTTGCTAGGTGGTATTATAACAACTATAAAAAATATCTTAACAAGACAACTGGTATTAGTAAAAACATACCAATTTGGACATCTTATTTTACTGATTATGCTAATAAAGTTGCAGCAACCAATGTTGCTTTAGTTAGTGGTACAGCTAAAAAAACACTTGTAAAAGTTACACAAAGATTAATGAGTGACCCTGATTTGGCTATGTTAGGAGCAGACCAAAAAGCAAGAATACTTAGAAACCAGTTTAAACAATATAGTAAATCACAAGCAACAAGATTAGTTAGAACAGAGAGTAATCGTATAGCAAACTTTGCAACTGAACAATCTGCTTTAAGTTTATTTGGTCAAGAAAACTTACAAAAAACATGGATTCATTCTTTAGGACCTAACGAAAGACCAAGTCATGTTGCTTTACATTTAACTAGTGTAGATTTTAACCAACCTTTTATGGTAGGTGGAGAACCTATGCAAAGACCAGGAGAGGGAAGTGCTGAAAACATAATTAATTGTCGTTGTAGTGTTAACTACGAACCCAAACCAATACAAGATTCTGATATGCTTATTGGAATAGGTGCTGCATATTTAGTTGGACAATTAGTAGGAGAAAACTAAGTTGTTAATTTTTATTAATTTTGAAAAAAAATAAATTATGGATTTTTTATATAAAGCCGCACCAATTGGTGAACTAGCAGATTACGATGAAAAAAACTCTATTGTAAAAGGTTATGGCAGTTACTTTAATAATAAAGATGCTGATAACGATGTTATTATGAGAGGTGCTTATCAAAAAACTATTCAAGAAAATGGTAACAGAGTTAAATACTTGTACCAACATAATATGATGCAACCAATTGGTAAAATGAATGAACTTTACGAAGATGAAAAAGGTTTAATGTTTGTTGCTGAAATTCCTAAAACACAGTTAGGAAAAGATGTAATAGAATTAATGAAAGCTGGTGTTATAACAGAAAATTCAGTTGGTATATTACCAATTGTAAAAGCTGATAAAGGCGATTACAGAGAATTAAAAGAAGTTAAATTATTTGAGATTAGTGCAGTTACTTTAGCTGCTAATGACCAGGCAAAAATAATGGATGTTAAAGGTTCAAATAATTTAGATGATGTTTACAAAAGATACGATACACTTTGTAAACTAATTAGAAAAGGTAATATCTCAGATGAAATGGGATATGCCATAGAAAGTGAAATATACAAATTGAAATCTCTTTTCATACATGCTACTCAGCCAGTTGAAGAAATTACTGAGCCAGTAGAACAGACACAGCAATTTGATGTTTATAAATATTTGTTAAATAATTTAAAATAATCATTCTTAAAAATGGACGAAAACGTAAAAAAACAGCTTGACCAATTAGGAGACATTATTGACTCTAAAATTGAAAAAGCTAACGGACAAGTCGTTGAAAATGCAAAAGGTGAAATTGATTCTGTATTAAAAGGAGAAATTAATAACCTTACACAAAAATTCAACGAGAGAATTGATGAGTTAGAAGTAAAAAATAAAAAGAACTTTGATTCATTAGTTTCTCAAAAAGAAGACAAGTCATTTAAAGGTGGCTTAATAAAAAGCATTAATGATGGTGCTTTAGATAACATGAGAAATGGTATGTCAAGAGCTGCTAGTTTCACTGTTAAAGCCGATATGACAATGAATGCGGACTTCTCTGGAGAGGTAGTTCCTGCGGACAGAGTAGCTGGGTACAAATATGACCCAACTAGAGCAGTACACATTAGAAACTTAATACCACAAGGTTCAACAAGTTCTGATGTTGTAAGATTTGTTAAAGAATCAGGATATAGTGATGGTTCAGCACCAAAAGCTGAAGGAGCAACACTAGGTCAAACTGACTTCGACATGGCTGCTGATAACAATACAGTTGAGAAGATTGGAGCCTATCTAAGAATTTCAGAAGAAATGTTGGCTGATACACCTCAACTTACAAGTTATATTTCAGCTAGAGTACCAGCTAAATTATTAGAAAAAGAAGATGACCAAATCTTAAATGGTAATGGTACATCTCCAAACCTTTCTGGTATTACTGTTGATGCTGCTGATTTTGACCTTACTGGTGCTTTAGCAGATGCTGTTGATAATGCAAATAACTTTGATGTTATTGTAGCTTCTTTAAATCAATTAGCTTTAAGTAACTATAATGCTGATAAAATTATTCTTCACCCAACAGATTTTCATAAAATCTTGTTATTAAAAGATACTCAGTCAAGATACTTAAAAGACCAAGTATATGCTGGTTTACAACCTACTTTTATGGGAGTACCAGTAATACTTAATACTGCTATGACAACTAATAAGTTTTTAATTGGTAATTTCTCACAAGGAACACAACTTTGGATTAGAGATAATGTATCAGTTGAATTCTTTAGAGAAGATGGTACGAATGTGAGAGATGGTTTTGTCACTGTGAGATGTGTCGAAAGAGTAGCTTTAACTAACTACTTGCCAAATGCATTTGTATATGGTGACTTTACTACTGCTGCTGCGAGCCTTGAAACGCCGTAGTTTTCAGTAATATATATAGT